GAGTCTGTTTACTTGGATGGTGAGATCAGCTTCACTGGCGGTGCTGTCATCGTTGATACCGATGAAGAGCCTGCACGCTTTGAGCTGACCTTTACTTACAAGGGCAACATCTCGTTGATCCCTACTCCAACAGGCGTATTCAGCGCATAATAGCAAGGACCTATGACCAGAGGCATACTGCTGATGGCGTGGGGAAAGCGAGGCTATGGATTCATGGCCTACAACCTTGCGACCTCTATCAAGCATCACAGCCCTGGCATAGCTATCCACCTGATCGCTACCGACCATGTTCTGAAGGAAGTCACTGACCGCTCGGTATTTGACAACATCGAGTTCCTCAGTGGCGATCCTTCAGACCCCGGTAGATACAAGGCAGGCATTTACGATGTCATGCCTTTTGACCATACGCTTTTCCTGGATGTCGATGCATTATGCCTCCAGCCGATTGAGCCTCTTTTTGATAAGCTTATAGAGTCAGATGCTTACTATTCTACATTCATCAATGAGGTGTACGATATCACCTCGCCCAATATCCTACCTCAAATGTGGTGGGCTTACCGCACGGATATTTGGGATCATTATGGCTTTGACCATACTACACGATTCCCAGCCACCCAAAGTTCGATCCAATACATAAGACGGTGCGATAAGACCGCACATATGTATCGTCTATTCCAAGAGAGCTTTGACAATCCAATACCATTGGAACGGTTACGCAACAAGTGGGGAGGAGGTCAGCCTGATGAGCTTTATCTTAATGTGGCCTTGGCTAAGATGGGCGAGTGGCATCATATCGGGGACCATGCCATGTACTTCGGGAACACCGCTGCGCTAAGACCTCACCAGGTGGCGCAGTCTTATACCTTGCTAAGTTTGTTCGGTAATCGCTCCAACATCAAGCCGATGTATTGGGATTATTATGATAACATGCTTGGCAAGATTCAAGCGAGCCGAGGATTCAGGCATGCATTCAAAGGCCATCTACTAAAGTCTGATAAAATAGCCAATCAGACCTCACCAAGGACCAAGGTGCTTGCTCCGAGTCGTATCATCAAGCCAGACTCAATAAAATATGACAAGCGACCTGGTAAGGTGGCTTTGTTCACAAGCTACTTTGAGCAGCCAAATGCTGAACGGCAGAGGGAACTTCGCAAGGTAATGGAGCTTAATATCGCTTGTCCAAGCATAGATATTATTTATAACCTTGGGCATCCTTGGGATAATGACAAAGTAGTCAACCTGCCTGGTTACGACCGCCCGACCTATGCCCAGTTCATCAAGGAGATGCAAGCGGTTGAGGCCGATTACTATATATTAGCCAACTCCGATATCTACCTAACATCTGAAATCGAGGAAATCAAATCTCTCCAGATGGATGGCAAGGTATTATGTCTAAGCCGTTATGATTTGATGAGCAGCGGATTGGCCAAGCTATTCGATTACGAATGGACACAAGACACATGGATATGGAAGGGCAAACCTAAGACCTTGCAGAACGTGGATTTCACAATGGGTCTGCCTGCTTGTGATAACCGCTTGGCTTATGAAATAGCACAGGCAGGACTCAAGCCAGTCAATCCAAGCAAGGACATCAAGACCTATCATATTCATTTAAGCAATAAGAGGACTTATACCGAGCGCAACCGATTGGCTGGACCAACCATGCCACTGCCTTGCATAACGGCTGATTTGATGCGTAATAAGACCTGCCTGATCATTCAGCCGGGTAAGGTCGGCGATATTATATGTGTATTACCGATTGCCAAGTGGTATGCGGATAGGGGCTTTGAGGTTTATTGGCAATGCCCCAAGCAATACCATGAGCTGTTCAGCTATGTGGATTATGTAACTCCGGTTGAGACTGTGAATGGCCGATATGATAAGACCATAGACCTGGCATTTGGTATCAACCAAAGAAGCCAGCATCATGGAGTCTGGATGCGTAAAAGGAGAATGATTGACAGCTTTGTCACATTGAAATATGAAATAGCTGGAGTACCTTTGAGCGAACTGAGAAACTTAAACTACCAAAGAAATGAACAAGCTGAGTCTAACCTTATTGCTGATTTGGGACTTTGTCCTAATGATACTTACCACGTCAGTCATAACTCTAGTGATTATGGCACTGCTGCCATTATGGACATTCCAGGGATTATATGCAGGTTTGAAAAAGTCAAAGACTATACGATTTTCGACTGGCGTAAAGTCCTAGAAGGTGCTGCCTCAATACATTGTATCGATTCCAGCTTGGCTAATTTTGTCGATGCAATCGATACAGATGCCGATCTTCATTACTATCTTACAGACAAGGTTCCTTTTAAAGGGGACCGAACCATACTAACAAAAAACTGGAAGCGATATGATATGGCACGAGTTTGAGATTGAGCTGTTTGATAAGAAGCTTGATGAGATGGGCATAACTGAACGCAGTCGCTCAAAAGCGATGGTATCGATTGACAATATATACAGCTTCCATAAGTCACACAACGAGGCAGGTGACGAGGTGACATTCATCATGTTTATCAATGGAGATTCCATGCAGGTCAATGAGACTTATGAGAACATGAAAAAGATAATGAAATGCAGATAGCACAAGAGCTGATGCCTAATGGCATGGGCGCACATAATGACTTCAAAGATGCCATCACAAATCTCATCCGCACTAAGAAGCTTGAGAACATCATTGAAACAGGTTGCTACCTTGGTGAGGGTACTACTCAAGCCATCGCTGATGCTTTGGTGGGAGATGAGCAAGTCTATTCTATCGAGGTCAATCCACGCTTTTACGAGATTGCGAGAAAAAAGCACCGCAGTACGATTATCAACTTCATTCTTGGCCTATCTGTTAACCGTTCTGATCTTCCCGTTAGTGCTACTTTCGATGTGCCTGATCACATTGTTATTGATCACCTCGATCATAATAGAGAGTTACTTTATAAGCAAGAAGTGAGTTTCAAGGTACCGGATGGGATGCTTGGCTTTGTGCTTCAGAAACTGAACAACCGACCAGATCTGGTCATCTTGGATAGTGCTGGTCATATGGGATTGCAGGAGTTCAAGTATTTGATGGATCGGGTTGAACCTGGATTCTACCTTGCCTTGGATGATACCAATCATGTCAAGCATTACCATACTGTTCAGATATTGGAAGAAAGTGGACAGGAGCTTGTATTCAGTACAGAGCAGGGTTTTGGAAGTAGAATCTATTGGGTTGCATGAGGTACGCACTGACCATAGTTTATAATGCCAAGCATCACTTGTTGCATAATGATTTCAGCGACAAGATGCTGTCAATGTTTGATAAGTGGGTTATAGTTGAGGGTTTCAGTCGCAATGGTGGGTCAACGGCTTGGTGTACCAGCATCAGACCGCCTCATCAGTCAACCGATGGCACCATCGAAACTTGTCAAGAATTGGCAAGTCAGAATCCGACAAAGGTCTTGTTTTATAGCAGTGGGGTTGGTTATGCCAGCAAGGATGTGCAGGTCAATAAAGGCATTGAGATGCTGCAAGGATCAGAGCCTGGATGGCTTTGGCAGATAGATGCGGATGAGCATTGGACTTTGGAGGACTTGGAAGGGGCTGAACAAATGCTTGAAAAGGACTTGACAATAGCTGGAGCTTTCCAATTTTACCACTATCTTTGTAAGGATGTTAATGGAAAACAGCTTGTAGGTAAAGGTGCTTGGGGCGATGGTTTGAGTACAAGGTTATGGTGGTGGGAAGGTCAGAAGTTCAAGACGCATGAACCACCAATCATGGAGGGGCAGAAGGAAATAAGGGAACTACCGCAGAAGTATATCCATTACTCGTATTACTTTGAGAAAGACGTTGAATTCAAGAGCAAATATTATAAAGGTTACAGGCCAGTGATACATAATTGGAGAGCTTTGCAGAAAAGGAGATTTAGTTATCCGATATCGGCAAAATACCTGTTAGGCAGTGGGACAACAGTTGACATTAGAAACTCATTTATAACTACACTAACATGAAAGGATGCTCATCATGCGGAGGCGCAAAGCCACGCACACGGCCAAAGCCACCCATTAAACCAAAGAACTAATGCTAACCCCTGAGCAGATTTCGTATCTGGTTGACCAGATCGTATCGATTAAAAACAAAGGAAACAAGGCCAAAGGAATTACCTTGTTCAATACTAATGAAAGCAGCAACTACCTGCCTCATTATTATCCTGGCTATACCTTATCGGTTGAATGGCTTCAACAGATACGGACTCACGCTCAGAAAGGAGTATTTCCAGAACTGCTATTTGCCAAGCAAGCACCGAACCAGACCCCCAAAGAGGCGGAATATGTTCGTGCCAACTTCAAGCAAACAACTATCCAAGTGTTCAAGGACATGGTCGATACTTACGGCCGTGCTTATCACGAAAACAACTGGTCCATCGAGTTCCTACCTGATGCCGATCAGTATGTGAACACTAACACTACCTTGGCTGAATACATCAACCAAGACTATCCAGAGTTTGGAAGCTTGGACAACTTTGTTTTCACCTTCCTGCCCCCATTGAAGCTAATGGATGCAATGGGAGTGGTTGCGGTATTGCCTTACGAGATACCAACCACAGAGATAGAAGGTGAGGAGGTAATCGATCCTGATGAACTGATTGAACCATTTACCAAGTTCTATCATACCACCAGGGTAATCGCTTATGATGAGGAGTTCGCCATCATTGAAAGCGAAGAAATGTCCAAAGTTGAGTATAATAACAAGGAAGTTTATGAGGGATTGGTTTACTACATTTTTGATGATGAATGGATTTACAAAGCCATTCAAGTAGGCAAAAAAGTGGATTACCGATTCGAGATTGTTGAGTGGTTCAACCACGCAATAGGTGAAGTGCCTGTAAAGCGAGTGGATGGAATAGCCATCCAGATCGATGAGACCATGATGCAACAGTCGCCGTTCCTATATGCCTGTGATGTGTTGGATGAGGTGCTGTTGGATTCAGCTTTGCTCCGTGGCATCAAGCCTACCTGCACCTATCCTTACCGGGTGATGATTGGTGACCCTTGCCAGCATCAGATAAGGGTGGATGGTGAGATGCTGACCTGTGATGGCGGTTATCACTATCAGATGAGCGGCCATAAGTCCATCTGTCCAGAATGTAACGGATCAGGTCTCAAGGATAGGGTCAGTCCTTACGGAACATTGCTAATCAAGCCACAAACATCAACTCAGGCAGGCGATAACATAAGTCCTGACTCGGCTATCTTTTATGCAGCCCCATCGACTGAAACGCCTCGATTCTTGCGTGAGGAGGTGGCTCATAACATGAACCAAGCTTATGAGATTCTTCACCTAAAGAAAACCAATAATAAGGTACAAGGAGGCGAAGGAATCACAGCTACCGAGGCGGCATCGGACCAGAAGGCTTTGATCGCTGGTATCAAGCAGAACTGTATGCAGCTATTTGATATGTACGAATGGTGCATTGATATGATAGGCATGATGCGTTATGGCGATAACTACCGCAAGCCAGTAATCAAGCGACCTGTGAACTATGACTTCTATCTGGAGTCTGATTACTTGGCTCAGATCAATGAGGCGATTATGGCCAAGCAGCCACCATTTGTAATTCAATCCATTATCTATAAGTATCTTCAGACTTTGTATTATCCCGATGTCCAAGGTCAGAAGGTCTTTAATCTAATTAGTCAGACCGACCGACTGCTTACCATGACATTGGATGAGATTAATCTAAAGCTTGCCAAGGGATTGGTAGATAAGTGGGAGGTGGTTCTGCATGACTCGGCCATCAACTTTGTTAACGAGTTAACTATGGCTGACCCTAACTTCTTTGAGTTGGATTTTGAATTGCAGAAACAAGCCCTTATAAACAAAGCCAAGGAAGTAGCTGGAGCGATTGCCTTGACTACCGCTACTCCTTTCAATGCGCAATCCTTAGTAGGTAACATCATAGCTGGAGTTTAATGGCAACCCTGAGTGAGCTTATAGCCGAAAAGACCAGGCGGCTCACCACCGTGCCTGATATCTACTTGACCGAGGTCGAGAAAGCGCAGAAGCGTTTATTTCCTCAGATCGTTGAGATACTTAGGCAGCTTGCTGTTGACGCATCGGGCAACATAATCCTTAATAGTTCCAACCTTGCCTTGGCTGCCAATGTCAAGGAACTAGTACAGCAGATACTTGCGGACTCGGAATATATCTCAGCGGTCCGTACCTATGCTGCTGGCATGAATGAGCAGGTGAATGTAAGCAATGAGCTTTTCGCCAAGGCATTTGATGGGTTTAAGCCAGCTGCCAATGCCCAAGCTTTATTTAGATTAACCCAAGCCAATGCAGTCGATTTGATGGTGAATGCCATCGGTAACCAGCGGTTCGCTGATGTGGTTCGTGAGAATATCGAGACAGCAATCAGTTCCAATGCTGGTTTCACCGAGACAGTCAGACAGCTTCAGACCATTGTCACAGGCGATGAGGAGGTGGATGGGAAGCTCCTACAATATAACAAGCAGATTGCACATGATACCTTCGCCATAGCCGATAGGAACTATACATCGGCAGTCAGCGAGGAGCTTGAAGCGGAGTGGTTTTTTTATTCAGGAAGTGAGATAGAAACTACAAGGCCGTTCTGTGCTGCACGGCATAACGAGTATTTTTATTATAAGGAGATTGAGAGTTGGCCACAAACGGCAGGGGATTGGGCTGGTCGAATACCAGGCACCAACTCATCTACCATCTATTCCTATGCAGGCGGATATAACTGCCGACATTCAATTATACCTGTATCAGTTCGCAGGGTGCCAGAAGCAAAAGTAAGGGAGGCGATAAACAAGTACGGCTTTGAGCCTGATGCCGCCACTGCGGATTACTTTGGGTTAGAATAGAGACCTTACGGGATCAGCTACCCAAACTAGGCAAGCTTCTTGACACGACTTACGTTATCAATCGCATGCTGCAACCTTAAAAACCCTAGATTACTGCAAACAATCCAGCCATTTGAGCTTACCAAACGATTTGCATAATAGGTCTTGTTGTTCTTGACATATGAGAAAATCTCCCATTTGCCAGCTTTACCTTTGATTGTCTTGATCGTCTTCCCGATCTTCTTTGATTTTGGTCTTGTTGAGGTCATAGTTTAGAAGGATTAAACAGATTATAAATAGAATGATTGATCCTAGCATAGTGACTTAATTATTATAAGCCAAATAATCCCACATCCAACTATAATAAAAAGCCAAACCAATAAAGCATCTGGGTCGTGATTATTTTCCTCCATGGCACAATAATAATATAAATTTGTAACTTTACAAACAAATTGAAAATAAATGGATCACCTTAAAAAAGCCGTATCGATGAAGACTGGCCGCCAAGCCATGCTCCCACCATCAATATATAACAATCCGCTGCGGATGCAGTCTGGCGCATGGGTGCTTATTGAAACCCCTCCAGATATTGTTCAGGTAACTCCTAACAGATTTGTTATTCTAGACACCAACCAAACAGCTCCGGCCATGCCGACTGTTGACACATTAACCTCGGAGGAACCGACTGCCGAGCCAAAGAAGAAAAAGAGTCGCAAACCAAAAACAACAGACAATGAGTGATTTAAAAAGCTTCTGTGAGTTCACAGGAATCGAAGCTGAAAACTTCGACCAGTTTAAGGAACAGTTCCAATCCAAGTTCATCGTTAAGGAAAACGTGATTAAAGACCCCGAAATTACGGACAAGATTTACGGCAAAATCATGGGTAGCCAGATGACCAAGATCAGGCA